TTGTTATAGATGGTGATCTTGCGAGCGCTGACCGGGAATGTCTTTGGGCTGTCTGGGTCTCCGAAGTTCTCAAACACAACGGACAAGATCACTCGCGCCTGTGGGTAATAGGAACTCTTTCCGCCCCTGTCGCTCTCGGCCGCTGGTGCTCGTTGCTGTGCTAGCGTGTCTGCCATCAGCGCCCTGTGCTCTCTGGGATGACGAGAAGCTCTTCCCCTGTCAGGGTGGTTGACACTAGGCCGTTACGCTCAAAAATGACTCTCCAGTTATGCGGCGTCTTGTAGAAGCGGTTGCTCGTCTCGTATAGGTGTTCACCTACCTGCGGTCGATAGAGAGCTAGGGCATTCGGGTCAACCCGCTGCTGAAGCTCTGACGCCGCCCGTTGGGCAACGACAACCACCCGCCGCGCAAGATACATGATCTCGCGCGACCATACGTCATAGTCCAAGACAGCTATCGGAAGCTCAACATCCATTGCTTCCGACGTGTCGTTATCCTTGAGCAATGTTATCAGATCGTTGCCAAGCGTGGACATGTTCAAAAACGCTTGCGCCAGGCGCCTGAGCGATGTGTTCGCCTCAACCTCCAGCGAAAGGGTCCTCTGGTCGATGGCGTCGTCGATGGTAGCTACGCCATCTGCCAGTTCGGCGATCTTCTCATCTGCATCAACGTACGTGGAGCCAGTGATGCGAAACCGTGGCGCCCTGAGGTGCCGCTCCTGGATATCTTCGACTTCATCGCTCGTTTCATTGCGAAGCTGGGTCGCATTCAGCGTTGTTCTGGGGCTTCGCTGAAGGGCGAAGAATCCGCCTGGCTGCCGGTGTAGCGGTTCAACCGTGAACGAGTAGCCGATATCCCAATCGCGTCGATAGTCGAAGTTGCAGCCGCTTATGACGCCTTGAATGGTGATCTTGCCGAAGATGATGCGGATCTCATTCCCCCGACGCACCATGTCTTCAAACTTTTCGCGCTCCACCGTCGCATAATTGGGTGTCTCGGGATTATGCCTATTGTCCCACCTGCCGTTGAGCGTGAACGGCGTATAGTTCGGTCCAAGCACCTGGATGGTCGGATCGTCTGCGCCTGGATAGTCGGTCCGCACCATGCGCTGCGTTACGCCGAACGACCACGGCTGTAGCGGTATGTTTTTGTGTTGGGCGTCCCACTCGAATCGAGCGAAGCTCTTCGGCGGCTGCTTGCCGCCTTTGTCCTGCTCTATGATGATGAACTTCGCCATCTACTTCGACCTGATCGCCCTTGCTGCCTGCGTTGGCGATCTCATGTAGTCCTCAAACGCCCCCACCAGCGAGAATGCAAACCTGTCCGGGTCGTCTGAGACCACCTCGATCTTCACGGGCCCGATATTGACCTTGGGAGCCTTGACGGTGCCCTTCTCATCTCCGAGTGCTGTCGGCATTTTGCCGCCGCTCATTAGCTCGAATTCTCGGAAGAAGTCGTAAGCATACTCCCTCCGATCCACCATTGACTGACGTCGATCGATCTCCATTACATTGTCGAGTCCATTCAGAAACTCCACCATGTGTGAGATGTTCGTATCGCCAGCAACTTTGTTTACTTTCATTAGCTGTTCCGCCATTTGTCCTGGCGTTAGCTTCTCAAACTCCTTTTTGCCACCGGCGAGCGTCTTGGCCGCTAGCAGTATGTCGCTCGATCTTCCACTCGTATCGACACCTAAATTCTCGGCGATCGTAGACACGCCAACCTTGCCACCTTTGCCAAGGACTCCGATTCGCTTGGCTTCCCTGACCGCATGAAATGCTTCTAACTTGTCTGCCGCCGTAAACTTCCGCGATTGCAACGCCTGCTGTCGCTTCATGAATTGTTCAACGGTTGACTCGCCAAGCACTCCGGCTGCGGCCGATCCGATGTCAGACTTGAAGCCCATCTCCTCCGCGCGTCGCGCTCTTGCTTTTTGAATATTGAGCGTAGTGCCAGTGCTACTCGCTCCGCCAAGAAGCCGCATCTGCTCACGCATTCGCGGATTGGCGGTGGTCTTCTTGATGGTCGTTTCTTGACCTTCCAGGATCGCATCAGCAACCGCCGAGGCGCCGATCGCGAATGCCCCCAATGCCGTTCCGGCCGCGCCGAGCTTGTTGCCGAACGCCCCCAACTTGCTAGCCACTCCGGTGCCGGTTTCGCCGAGCTTAGTAAGTCCACCTGCGATACCCTGAAACATCTTCGCCACACCGCCGGCAGCCCGTGACACCAAGTATGCCTTCGCTAGTAGCAGCAGCAGTTTGCGATGTCGGACTATAAACCCGAAGATTGACTTGGCCATATTGAACGCCTTGACTAAACCGTTAGCAATGGCGTCAGTGATCTCCTTGACCTTTTGCGGATTCTCCTCAAACCACTTATTGAGCTTCTGCATCTCTGCGGAAAGCTTCTGCATAAGCGGGATTCCAACCTTACCGAAAGCCCGCTGAAGATTATCCTCCAGCGTCGAAGTCACACCATCCCATGACTTGCCATACACTTCGGCTGCTTTTTGAATCTCCGGCGTGTTGAGCACCTCGTTGAGTTTCCTGAGCGTCTCTTCCGGCCCCTTGGTGCGGACCATCTTGTTCCATTCTTCCGCACTTACGCCAAGAAGCCTGGGCAGACGGTCCACAGACCGCACGGTGCCCATGAGCATCTGCTGCACGTCGCGACCGGCTACCGCACCTTCTATGCCGAAGGTTTTAGCGGCCGTCACGCCGGCTTTCGTCAGCTCGGTGAGTTGCTCCATACTGGCGCCCGCATTGAGCAGGGGCAGCGTGATGTCACCGGCGAAGTCGACGTAATCCTTCGTGGTACCGACGCCTTTGGCTGCGTCCTTCGTGAACTGACTGACCAGGAAGTTTGCTCGTTTCTGGTTCTTCGCCCACGACCCGCCCATATTCATCGAGACGAGCGTCGCCATCTTAATGCGCGCCGCCTCCATCTCCTTGTTGTAGTCAACGAGCCACTTCTTGGCGGTACGGAAGCCGAAATAGCCGACAGCACCAACAGCCATGCGTCTGAGGGTCTTCTCTAGCCCTCCGGTCGATTTGGCGCTCCTACGGGCTTGCTTACCGATGTTCGCAAGTCCACGGGACGCCTTGTCGTCCAGCATGTATTTGACTCTTACGTCATAAACTGTTGATGCGGCCATTTAGTAAAGTCCTGTTCTACGCGACGCCCGCGATGGAGGTGTTGGCCCTGTCGGCTCGTCGTCATCGCCATTAATTCCGCTAATGAGTTCGTTAAGCTTTTTGTGGAGCATGGATCGATCCCATCTTGATAAGCTAAGGAATTCCTGCCAAGCCATTGGAGTGTGGTATCCGATGCGCACCCACTCCATCCAGTGCCCTTCTTTTATCTCCCTATAGCAGCCGAGGGATGTTGCTCGTCGCTGCTTTCCGTTGACTCCGTTCTCGCGACGCTGTTGCCGGGTGTCGCGTCTTCGGCGCTTCCCAAAAAAGAGCCAACTTCTTCCGGCTCCAGATTGTTCAACGCTCCGTATGCTTCCATGACTAGACTTCTCGACTTCGAGTTCCATCCATCCAGCGCTTCATATGGCTGTGTGATCTTCTCTCCATCGACTGAGACGATCGAAAGTCGCACAAGCTCTTGATAGATGCTGGACCGCTCGCCCTTCGCATCCGCTTGCATAGCCGCCCTCTGCTCGTCTATGCCATTCGTTTCGCGCATAACCATCTCCTGAGCGTTACATCGCTCTGGAAATCGAAAGCGCCTATGTACCAGTTGAGACATCCTGTGCCCTACCTTTCGTCGTTACTGGTTTATTTAGCCAACTGCAAGAGTGTGCTGTTTGGCCTTTCCTTCAAATGAGTTCTGGATGTACTCCTTCCGTCCACCGATCGACCGCTCTGCATTTTTGAGGATACAGTCGCTGAAGATTTGTGTCTGGGGCTGTACTCCACCTTCACGATACACGTAGGTCACCGAGACGGTGACGACGGGCGGCGCAAGGTTGAACTGCTCCTTGAATACAACCAGGTCCAAGAACTGCAATGCCGATGCATCCAGCTCGTCCACGGTAAACGAGAAGTCGAACCCATGAACCTGTTGGTCCAGATCGTCGAACGTCTCACCAAGGTAAGACTCTTCGATCTGATCGATTCGCGGCGTGATGCTGAAGTCGCGAACCTTGGTAAACGACCCCGCAAGCTCCCCGGCGAGACCGACGCTCTGAAGAAATTCATCAGAAACGGTGATTGAAATGAATGCTTCCTGACCTCTTAAGCGACTGGACATTGTCTGTTCTCCTTCGTTGGTTTTAGATGCGTGTAGCTGACTAGGCTTCGATGACTGTGCCGGTACCGATTTCGGTCTTCAGTACCAGGTGCAGAATGTGCCCAATCAATTTCACACGGTAAAGGATGAACTCCAATCCCTGCGCTCGTTGCGCTTCGGTGTTGACACTCTCCTGGTCTACCGCGAACGATTCGATGATTCGCTCTTGGTTCTGCAAGGTCTGCGAGAATGAAATGACCTCCCCGCCCATGATGCGGCGCCGAGACGCCAGGTTCTTCTTTTTGACAAAGAACTTCAGCCGATCTGCAAGCGACAGCTGCAAGAAGTCAGCAGAGCGACGCCGAGTGATCTCAGTCTTGCCTGTGGTCAAATCGGACACGACGCCAGAGACGAACGAGAAGCCCTGGTCACTTTCAAGGGCTGCTACACCGGCGGCTCGAAGCAAGATGTAATCCGCCCGAGCGATTGCCGGCTGAGTGAGCTTCGCTATACCTGCCGTGAACTTCTTGGTGGCTTCTTCGCCGGGATGAATATCAACATCCGTCTGCGACAGAATGCTCGCCATCCATTCGACTGGCGGAACCTGGATGTTTACGCCAGTTTCTGGATCGAGAGTCCACGGGCTGTTGAAACAGTTGATAATCCGATCGCTGTCGGTGAGCGTGTCGAAGTAGGTGATGGCCGCTGCCGGCAACTCTGTATGGTCTCCACTCCAGATGCACGCCATCCGATCGGACCAAGCCGCCGCTTTAGTGACCAGGGCTGTATTGATGGCTGTCACGCGGGCTTCCGTATCTTCTGCGGCGTACAGAATGTTGACGCCCTTGAAATCTGCAATCGCGTCAATCGCCCGGCTGGCGCCGGTGTAATCGGCGTCTACAAGGGCGCCCGTGGTGCCAAGAACGCTAGTGTAGGATGCCACAGTGGTGCCAAGAGCCATGAAGCCACCAACTGCGCCTGTGTCTAGCGCTGTTAGATATGGAGCGGTGTTGTCATCCGTGTTCAATGGACGACCGTCGGCCAGCTTGGTGACGAGCACGTCGTTTCCATCGTCATCGCCGATGACGGTCGCCAAGTTATCGAACGTAGCCTGTGTGTTGAGATCTTCATACAGCGTCTCTTCACCCAGGTAGCTGATCCGCAGGTTAAAGTGCAGGGCGTTCGCGTCTGTCGCATCTTCGATGCGGAACTTGACGTTATTGCCCCATGCCCCAGCAGAACTGGCATCGATGCGAATGATGGCTGTACCACCACCGCCGTCGGTGTCTTCTTCAGTGAAGGATGCCACGACGTCGGTGCTCAGTGCGGCCCGAACGACATATGTCGTCCCGAATGGCTTGTTGAGCATCGACTGCCACACTTTGCCGATGAGCGTTCCACCGGCGCCGTAGTCGCGTCCACCGAAGACCTCAAGGAAGCGAGTCTCGCTGGTGATGAGAATGGGCTCATCGATTGGCCCCCGGACGCATGGCCCAAAAACCCCGACAGTGTTGAGATCGACTCCCCGAACGAATCCTGGGGGGTTTGTCTCCTGGATATACAGACCTTCTAACTTCAGAAAATCCGCAGGATTTGAAGTAAACAACGGTGCTGGCATTTGCTTCTCCTTCTGGGTTCTACGGGCTCACTACCGGGGTTATGTCGCCGTTTTCGTCGATTGAGACGGTCTCTTTCTCTGAAGCAGGGACGCTCACAATTGGTGTTGTCAGATCGTGGGTAAGGGTTAACCTCAGATCGTCGATGTCATATACTTCACCCTTGGTGACGAGGGCTGGCAACTGCAACGCGACCGTCGCGACGCTGTACCACTTCTTACTGAATGCCTTCTCGTCTTCCCATTCATTCTCGTCTAGCTCGAACGCCACAATGGCATCGTCGCAGTCAGCGATAGTGAACAGAACTATCCCGGGCCGCTCAATGTCGGCCCAGAAAACGTTTTCCATGATCTCTTGCTCGAGCGCATAGCGGCGCTGTGCGGTCTGCGCTCCGAGCCGGAGTTGCACGGTCCCCTCGACACGTCCAACGTTCAGGACGGCGCTCGAAGAGTTGAGAGACTTGTGCAGTGCATGCTGGTCTGGGAAGTACCTGAACCGCACTGCGAAGATTCCAAGGCTGGGAAAGCCGAGCTGCTTGGGCGCCTCAGCGGCACCGCCACACACCTTACCGCGAAGGGACGGCACGCACTCTTGGACACGATCCGCAAGACACTGCAAGGCGCGTATGCGAATGACGGCCACTATTTGCTCGCTTTCTTCTTGGCGTGCTCATAGATCGCCTTTTGTACACCGCGCCCCATCGCCGCGGACAGGTCGTCTAGCGAGTCGCGCACGAAATATGTCGGCTTCTGGCCGTGGGCGGCAATCTTGTGAGCGATGGCCTCTGCGATACCTTGCGCTTCCCCTGGTGAAACGCCGAATTTCAGGCGTGCCCAGCGAGCTATCGCGATGCGCCCTTCAAAACTCACCGGGTGCGGGCGAGCGCCAAGTTCGAGCACGCCAATATGCGGCGCATTGTTCACGATGGACACAGGGCGTCTACCCCTGCCCTTCTTCACTTCCCATTGGTTTGCGGTGGTGCCGGTCATCTTCGGCGTGCGAACCTTGAGAATGCGCGCGCCCTCTTCGGCTCCGTTGATCATTCCCTGGCGGATATCGCGCGAGATCCCCTTAAAGCGCGCCTCGATCTCTTTGGGGAATTCCTTGGCTGTGACCTTGATGGCCATCAGCCGCCCACCGGGGTGCTGGCTGGCTCCAGCTCGAGGTGCCATTCCGGGTTGGCATTGTGCCTGTCCGGGTATGGGCGCTTAGCATGACGCCAGTAGGTTTGCTCTATGAGCTGTCCCTGCGCGTCGTCTATGCGGATGTAGAAATCTTTTCCTTCGCCCAGGCCGAAGCCGGTCAGCTCCGCCTCGGTGTAGGTCAAGGACACTTCGGTCACTGCAATCCGACCCGCTTCGTCAATGCCGCACGGCTCCAACATGAGGTTGGTCTTGTACGGCTTGACGAGCGGTGGCGGTTCTATCTCCAGAACCGTGTCGAACGACGGAAAGTCAACATTATTGCGGGTGACAGCATAGACGCGGAACTGCCTTACACCCATGTCGGCATTGATATCCCGACGGATGTCATCAACGACTGAAACCATTTCGTCGACAAGGTTCGTTCCTAGTATAGCGGTACCCGACAATCAATTAGCCCAGTCTGTCGTCGTCTCGACCTGTAACAACGCCTTCGATGGTGCCAGACGTAAACGCGGTGCAATCTGCGCGCATTTGCTTGGTGCCCGCCGGCATGGCGATCTTGCCTGGGACGGTAAGCGCCGACCCTTCGTTGACCCAATTGGTCCCATCTGGCGAGACTTGCACCTGAACGGTTCCCACAAAGGTCCCTACGACCCAGTAGAAACCACTTTCCATATCGGAGACTTCGACACCCGCGTTCTGCCCGGTGCCAGTTAAGTCTGCCGCTGCTCTTGATTGAAATGCTGACATTTGATGTTCTCCTATGCCCCTGGCGGGGGCGTGTTAGTATTGAAAAACCAGCCCAGCACCCCGCCAGCGGAACCGGCACAGGGTGGCCCTGACCGGCGGGATGCGGGCCGGGGAACAAGACTAGCCGTGGAGTGCATAATTGCCCCCACCCGAGATCCCGCCATACGTCTGGCGGCCGACTGGCTTAGACGAGTCGAACATGTCGTTGCGAACCTCGACCCCTAACTGGGACGCGAGCCGCTTGGCAAACTTTCGACCCTTCTTCTCCAACTCGTCGATCTCGTTTTTCGCAGGAAGGACTATGGAACCCACCTTTAACGCTTTGAGCCGCTTGTCCGCATCGAGAAGCTTGGCGTCGACGTCCTTGCACGATGCAAGGTCCGCCAACACGAGCGCCTCAATCTCGGCGACCCCATCAATGGCAGACAGTGCGCGCTCCAACTCGGAGTCGACCTGGTGCCACCTGCCGGACCACCCAGTGTAGTACCGGATTTCAGCTCTCTGCGTCAGGGTGAATGCCATAGCTTACTTCTTGCCTTTTGTTCGCTTGGGCGCCTTCGCTTCTGGCGCCTTCGCTTCTGGTTGCGCTACTGGCTTGGGGGCGTCAGACGCCTTGACCAAGCCAGGAGCGATTCGATTGATCAGCCCACTAACAACATACCCATCAGGAACATCGCATTCGCCGCCAGGCTCCACGTCGAACATGTCCGGCGCTTCACCTGGGCCGTTGGCGATCTTGAACTTGACTGGGCTGCCAGTGGGGTTGGTCATCTTCATCGACTGTGCCTTCCTTTCCGACGATTAGGCCAGGTTGATGAGCGAGCCGTGCACGTTGCAGCGACGAGAGACAACCTGCGGATAGAGAATCAGCTCAAATGGATACTTATCCCCGAGCTTAGCAAGCGAGATGACTCGAGCTTGCAGGCCGACCGGGCTGTCGCCATATTGCTCTTCCGGGGTGCCGGAAAGGCCAACCTGTCCCATCGACTGGTTGTACATGGTCACGGGATCGGGTAGCTGAGACAGGTACAGGTAGCGAGTGTTCAAAAACAACACCCGATTCGACGGACACTGATCGTCTTCGATCAGTGGGATACCGTCGAACTCCAGGACCTGATAGCCACCGTCGAGTTTGATGTTCTTGCCATTGGCAAGGCGCACCTCATCGACGTAGCGACGCTCTGAGCCAAACAACAGCCCGTATTTCTCGTGCTGTTCCGGGTCGCAGACTAGCAGGTCAGGTTTCTCGCCGGACGCCTGATAGATGGTCCGCCGGGTCTGGCGAAGGAGTGCAAAGCTGATGCCGGCCGACGCCGCGTCCACTTCGTTTGACGCCCACTGGGCATAGGTGCCTCGAGCGATGTTGGCATAGGTGCCGGTCGTGTCCAACGGGCCAGCGGTGGCGGTCAGGCCATGCATCTGATCCGACGCTCCAGAACCAGTATAGACATGCGCAGCCACCGCGCGGGCGAGCCGCTGCGAGCTGTCGAGCATGTCTTCGCCGAACAGGTCAGCGAGCTGGGCCGGGTTGCCAGCAGCCGCAGCCGCAGCCGCAGCCTTGCCGGTAACCTCGAACGCATCATGGTAGCCGCCATATTGAAGGATGGCCGGCACTTTGTTGTCAAGGTTGAACGTAGTGACGTCGGCGCCATCCGCGATGGGGGCAGTCGACGGTGTTGCGGTGCCGAATCTGGCCGTCCACTGGATGGACTGACCGCTGCCCTGCTTGACATCGAGTAGCTGGGCGAGAACTACCGCCCGGTTGATGTTGTTGGTTACGTCGTCGTAGAACAGTTCTACGAGCGCACTTGTGATGCTTGATAAGTCACGAGTTGCCATAGCGAGTCTTCTCCTTGAAAGGTGCTATTGAGTTGTCTCGCTGTTATCACCGCGAAGCGCGTGCGCTTCCCCGAGGGGAACGTGACTTGCAGATATTACAGGCGAAAAAGTCTCGCCTGTCAAATAATCAAATCTCAGCCGCCTTGCTCTTGACGCATAATGGCTGCCACAAGCTTTTGTTTCAGCTCTGCTCTGGATGGTTTTTCGCCAGGTTTGCGGGTGGTTGAACCACCGGTCGCACCAGATCCACTAACGTCGCGGGCTGGTGCAAAATTCTTTCCTTCGGCGGACTTCAACCACTCTTCAACGCCTTCATCTAACGATTGCTCGTCAACATAGCCTTCGCGCTGCGTTTTAAAGATGATCTGGCCGTCCTTGTTGGTCGTCACTCGCTTGTCTTCCGTATGCAGTGCGGCCACCGCAAAGCGAACCCTTGACGCATCGACGCCGGATGCACTGAGAGCAGATGCAAGCTTTGATCGCTCCAGGTTGATCCTGTTGGTCTCGGCTTCCTGCGCTCTGGCAGCCCGCTCGGCTTCATACTTCTCAGCCAGGGCCTTATGCTTGGCCTCGAACTCGGCGCGAAGTACATCGACTTCTCCGCTTGGCTTGCCATTGGCACCGTTCTCGCCCTTGCTTGGCTCTTCCGGCTTTGCCTTGAGCCGTTCGTCGAGCATCGAGCCGAATGATTCAGTCATAGACGTTTGCAAGTCTGCGAATCGCTGCTCGATCCCCTTGTTGATCCTAGTGTGGTGGGTTGAGTGTGAACCATTGACAATCCGAATCAGTTCTTCCTTTTGCGCGTCCGTGAATGCTGGTTCGGCATTGCCGCTGTCATCTCGTTTGTCTTCCGCCATCTCTGTTTCTCCTTTGAGTGCGCTCCCTTAGATTAGGGACGTGTCCTGTGCCATTCCGCTCTTGGTTACTACGGGTCGTTCCGGTACTGCAAATCTTCTCGCCACTCCGTCATCTCGTGGCGGCAGCGGCTTCACTTCCGGCCAGCTGTCCATCCACGGGCTCACGCTACAGCGGCAATTCGGATGCCTCGGTTCGTGCATATGGCCAGACGGAAATGGCTTGTCCACCTCGACCGTCACGCCATCAAGATCGGCGCATAGAACGCAATGCCGATCGCTCGATGCGTCCCACCGCTTCCATACCTTCTCTCCGCCGACCGCTTGGGTCGATGCGAACTCACGAATCGAATCCTGGTGGTAGGCCCCATAGGCGTTCGCCAGCTCGGTGCGAATGAGTCGCTCCGCCGAAGCGTATGGGCCACGAAGAAGCCCGCCGGCCATGTCCGACGCAAGACCATCAGGTGCAGGCGTTCCGACGGGGGACTTCATCCACCTGCGTACCTTGGACACAGCGGCCATCCGCCCAGACGCCTCTGGCATGTGGCTTACTATGCGATGCGTCATCTGCCCGACGGTCTCTTCCTTGAGGACTCCCACTCCCAGTTTGCTTCGGATGGTCGATATCGCCTTCGTGCTGTATCGACGACTCAATTTGTTGGTACGGGCAAGGATCCATGCGTTGTCGTCTACTACCTGGGACGCTACGCGCAGATTAAGCACGCCCATGCCAAGGTGCTCGGTGTTGAACACCTTCGACATGGCGACGATCTCGCGAGTCAGCATCCGATTTGACAGCATTGCTGCTTCTGTCCCGCCCATCTTCAAAGTGCTTGCCAGGTTGGGCGCGATCTCCCTGATCGCCGCCTCCGCCGCTCGCAGTTGACGCAGCGCAATGCGCATCTTCTGAGCGGTGAACCGTTCGGCGGCATCGGTCGCCGTTCTCAACCATTCGGTGAGCCCCTTCTCTAGCTCTGCCCTGGCACGTCCGATGACCGGCGCCATACGACGCAGTGATGCGTTTGGCAGTTGCTCCACCTGCCTGGTCACATCCGCCACCATCATGCGAACCTGCTCTATTGCGTCTACCTCAGGCATCTACGCGCCATTGCGTTTTGGCCTCGACGAGAAGCCGGTTACGCCCGGTGGCGGCGCCATGTACTCCTCGCCAGCATCCAGGCCATCCATCTCATCCATCTCGCCGAGTTCCATCATGCTTCCGGCTGTGCCCATCTGCTCTGGGGTGTAGGCATCTTCGAGTTCCTTTTCGATGGCGGCGAGATCTTCTTCTGATGCTTCGTCGCCGAGCTTGGCCTTCGCCAAAGCGTATTTATGGCGCCGCTGAAACGTCGGGCTAGGGATGTCAATATTCTGAAGAAGTTCCGCATCGACGATCTCCTGAGACAAGTCGAGATTCGTAAAGTTGCTGCCGCCAGAAGCTGTCCATTCGTATGGGTCCTTGCGTCCGGCCGAAATGCATTGAGTGATGTCTTCGGCATGCTCACGGATGTGCTCGCCCAAGCTCGACAGCACGACCGAATGCGCAGCGCGGTTCTCCTTCTTTGAGTCACCAGATTGACGCAGCGCAGCACTCCCCACATCCACGGCCAAAGCCATTTGGTAGGTAACGCGATGCATCTCATCCCGCAGTCCATCGCAGGACTTTTGCGCATGCTCGAACGGTGCCGAGTCCGGCCCGATAAACTCGACCCGATCCCCGGCATAGCGAACCTGAGTCCAGCCGGTTCCATGCACTTGGTTGGTCGATCGTCCCTCGTCTTCGCTGATTGACGGTCCACCGGCAAGCGGATCTGGCTCACCTTGAAACTCGTGACGCTCCTGATAAAGACTCTTATACTCAGCCCATGCTAGAGCGCACCGTTTGTTGAAATGCTCGGTAGCGATGCCCTCGAGCTTACTCATGGCCCACAGGCCGTCTGGAAGGGTGAGTCGAATCAACGGCACCTTCGGGAAGCTGTGATCCCCTGCCGCCTCCAGCGGAATCATATCCTTTGGCTTGGGCGGTTTGTCTCGGTGATAGCTCACCTTGTATCGAGCCCAGCTGTCATGGGTGTAGATCGTGTATACCCTAGTGATCCAGTCGCCGCTCGATGTAGCCATAGGACGTTCGTTCGTCTCGACGCAGACCTTTGCCCATCGAAGCGCCCCGGTCCCGTCTTCTTCCCAGTCGTATACCTGTTCTGGCTCGAGAGCGAAGGCGTATGCATCGAGCGCCCCAACCTGCTCCTGCTCAGCCTCGGTCTCTACCCCTGCCGCCACGTCCGGGAAATCGATCTGCGTCCACGACTGCTTACAAATGAGTGCCGTCAAGATCTGCTTGCGAAGCAGTTGATTGAGCTTCTGTCGCTTGCCGCCCGGCGCCGAAACATCTTCAAAAAAGCCAGCATAGTATGGCTCTTCATTGGCGCTGCCTTCATCCATCAGCTCAATCGGATGCCCCATCAGACCTGCGACAATGAAGTCTATGATCTCACCGGAATACGGGATGTAAAATGCCCGCTTGAGCCGCTCATCGTAAACGAAGTCAGGCTCGTTACGGTGCGGCGGGAACAGGTGCTTAAGCAACTTTATGTCACGGAACAACTTCCGGCCACCAGAGTACAACCCACGACAGACTCGCCAGTAATCCGCATCATACTCAGCGTGCTTTCGATTGAGTAATGCGAACGGGATGGATACAGCCGTTTCATCGCTGTCTGTCGGTTTCGTTTGCGCTGGATTGTTGAGCGTGCCGCCCGCGCTCCCTGCGGTGACAAAGTCCATCTGCGGCGGCGTGTCTGTTCCGTCCGGCCTGACTCCCATAGCGTCTCCCCTACTTCTTTTTGGGCTTCTTCGGCCCCTTGGTTTTCTTCGGCTTCGGTGGCGCCTTTGGGTATCCGCGTCCTTTTGGCATTATTTCTTTCCCCTTTTCTTTCGCGCCCTCGGGACGCCGGGTGGCGGCGTCTCGTTGGGCTTTGCGTCTGACAGGTCAAATCTAGGCGCCGGCTGCGGAGTGGGTTTAGGGGGAACCACAGCCGGCGCCTTTTTTTGAGTAGCCTTCCTGCGAACTGGCGGCGGACCGCCAATCGAAACTGATTCACTGTGCCCAAATCTTCGTCGTGCCATGTGCCCCCCCCCTATCCGAACGATCCCTGGTTGATTCTCATACCACGCTTGCGCCGCCTTGGAACTTCCGATAGCGCATTCCATCCGTGCGCCATTGCATCAACCTGATCGTCGTGTGGATCCTTCACGCCAGAGAAGCTAAGCACCTCTTGCATGAAGGCGTCAACCCACTCGAGCTCTGGGCTATCCCCTGTCGGCACGAACACGCGGCCATCGTTCCATGCCGCTGCGACGCCTTGAGCCCGGGTAAATTTGTCTCTAGTCGGATGAACTTCGACAATCCTCAGGTGTGGATCGACATGTCTAAGCATCTGAGGCACAGCCTTGAAGCCACCTGCGGCCTCAACCACAAGCAATGCTTTCCAGTACTTCTGGAGCGCTCGAAGGTCTGCCACGAAGATTGGAATGGTCGCCTGCCTTCGCACAACTCGCAAAATCCACGTGTTCGCTTCTGATCCAAGCGCATCCTTTGCCATCACAACGGCCACCGAATAGTCGGCGTGGGTGCGCTCGGATGCGGCGGGATCTACACCTATCACCAGGCGCTTGCCGGCCAAAAAGTCCCGCCATTCTTCTGGTGTCTGAGGCAGCCTGAATCTTGCTGGTTCGCGAAAAAGGTTTGATCCACGGGGGCGCGGGCTGCCCTGATATAGCGCGGAGAACGAGAAATCGCCGATCTGCCTTTTGATGTTCCCAAGCTCTTCGCTGTCGAACCTGTCTGGCCACAGCGCGTCTCCCTCCTTTCGCCCCAGGTCATCCGAGCCCTCTGCGATGGCCGGGAAGTTGATGACTTCCCATCCGCCATCCTTAAGCCTGCCGATCAGGTCGTCCTCGTGCCACCTGGTATGCACCACAATGACCGACGCACCCTCAAGTCGAGTGAATACCACCTCGTTGAACTGCTCCCAGATGCGTTCGCGAATGACGATTGAGTCTGCTTCTTCGCGATTCTTAAACGGATCATCCACAATGAACAGCCCGCTCACGCCACGGCCGGTCAGGCCAGAGCGAAGACCGCCCGCATAGAGGGCGCCACCTTTTGACGTGTGCCACTCGGCGACGTTCGCCGCGTCCTGCGCCAGCTCGAGCCCGCAGTTTCGCGCCCAGTCACGACAGATTCTACTCTTCGACCACGCTTGCTTGTCGCTGTAGCTGTAGTACGCGCAGGTGTCTGCGCTATCATGTAGTAGCCACCAGACGATAGCTCGCAGGACAGTCACCGTCTTTGCGTGACGCGGTGGCCACGAGATGCAGACCTTGATGCGCTCATGCCTGGCCCGCTCGAGCACGGCGAGCAGTGGCCCAAGATGCGAGGGCGGCGGTTCGTGCGGGAAGTTTCGCGCGATGAAGTCCCGCAGGGGCTCTGCCCCCTCCCTGTCCAGCACCAACTGTTCATACGCCGCCCTCTCTTCGGGCGTCATGAATTCAGTGAGTGGCGCCATTGGAACCGTTGGCTCCGCTGCTTTTACCGTTTGCTTTGCCATACTTCTTGGCGTTCTTGGCTACCATCTCGGCCCGACGCTGGTCGGCCCGCTCCATCAGCTCGTTGAGCTTGCGTCGTTTGTCGTCGCTCGTCATGTCCGCCACAGTATGGCTGATACCGCCCGAGTGCTCTACCTTGACGATCTTAAGACCATCGAGATCCATCAGGCGCCCAGCGGCGGAAGTTGCCGCCCCGTACTGCTTATCTGCCATCGCCTTCTGGATGATTCGTCGCAGAAGCATTCTCGTCTGATGGCGGCGGTGGGGCGCTTCCGCTTCCGATTCAACCGCCCATTGCTTCTCAACCTTAACGATATCATTGCGGATCGTCCGCTCGGTGCAGTTGAACTCTCGAGAGATCCTTGCCTGGATTTCCCGGCAACCCATTCCAAGAGCCATCGCATTTTCTACTGCAAGCAGCCGTTTTACCTTGCGTACCTTATCGTGTTTTGGTGGCATTCTGGAACCTACTGGAATTTCTTTACTCTTGGAGCGGGAAGGTGGGACTTGAACCCCCGTCTCCGGTCTGGACGACCGGCGCAGCGCCATCTCTGCTTTCCCCGCGCTTTGGATATGGCCTTTGCATATCCTTGATTCTATTAACTAATTCACGATCGCCCCCATCTAGGATAGACACGTAGATGCCCTTACGGCTCGGATCCTGATGATACCAGCCGCGCTCTAACATCCTGTCTCTCATCTGAGAATACGACAGCCCGTTTTTCTCCGCCCAGCCGCCAATCATCCGCACGTTGGCAACCCTACCCTTTGGGGAGACTATCTCGCAACCCTTCCGCAACGTTGTTGTGCCGACATAGATCCAGTTGCAGGCCTGGTAGATAGTCCCGATCTCCCCGGCATCCCGATCAGAGTAAGCTATGAGCAGTTTTGCCCCCTTTCGCTTCTTTACGAGCTTTGCCGTCCAGCTCACCAGTTTCGAGTTGGCGCCACTCGGAGACCAGTGAACGTTTGCGCCCCGCGCCAGGGTATAGAGCCCGCTCCGCTTGATGCCGTACTTCATCGGAACATTCGGCCCGGCGGTTCCGGTCCCGTTCGTCGCAACACAGGTAACGCCTGCACAATAGCTGCCAAAGAAAATCCCGTAATGAAGCGCAGTTCCACTCATCGTTCCAAGCCACTCGTATTTCAGGATAATCTTTTCCGCAAACGACCTGGAGACTTCCCTGACCCGAGCGCGCTTTAGTGAGAGATCTATGTCAGGAGTGCCGTCTCCGAGATACTCATCCCTGAGCTGCTTCTGCCAGGCAACATCTCCTGCCTTACCCCGAAATGTTAATCTCGCAACCATCCACCCCTTCTAGCTTCACAAGAATCGACTTCACAAGTCTTAGCACGCCGGGTTCGCACCGGATCTCGATCAGAGTGCGAGGGTCGTTTATCGGCTCATCCATTGGCTCTTCGTCCGGGAACTCAATGTCCGTGTTTAGTAAGACATCTAACTCTTTATTGCTGAAGAGACCTGCAAAGTCGACCCCGTCGCCTAGATCACGCCTTAATTGGTCCACATCCCAGCTTAAATCGACTTCTGAGACGCGATTATCAAAATAGGCATACTTCCGCGCTTCTCCGTTTCTGTCTCTCAAATCCCAGTCTGGGCGCCGTACGATGACCGGCGTCCGGCCGTCGGTATCTACGATGACCGCATCCGTTATCCCGGCATTCAGGAGAGCTTCTAGGGTCTTATTCCCGGCCACGAGTCGCCCGCCTTTATCAACCACCAGCGACCTGGCGGCGCCGAACTTCTCCACAGACTCCGCCAGCATCGAGAACCCACGCTCCGATCCTTGGTTGGCGTTCTCGCTGTCTTCTTCAAGCTCTTCAAGTTTGATTGTCTGCAACGTAGCTTTCTGCATAGCCCCGATACTACCCCTGCGCGCCAAGGATCCGCCTTCAGTTTACAACAAAATACACGAGCACTCCGGAATTTTGATATACTTGGGAAAATGGAGCAGAGCAATGTTCAGCGAACTGAACCATATTTGGCACGAATACTGCCGCGACCGTGATGAGTTTGAGAACTCACCACAACGTCTCCGTGCCCATATGATCATCCCAGAGGATACGAACCTGGGCGATCTGCGCATTACTCCAGTCTCGCCGTCCCGCCTTGCCCATAGATCGGAATGGCTCCATTACATCGTGCCACGCCGCATGGTGAATTAGGCATAGCGGGATGCACGTCGTGTCATGGGCTCGCTGGCCGAGTCCGCGATCGCCGGCGTGGTGCGCATGCAATGGACCGTTGCATTGACCCAGGTGTGCAAGTCGACACGACAGGGTGTGGACGAAGCTCACGAACTCTCGGTCTTCACCCGCCATCGACATCTTTCCGGTGCTCGTGAGTCGCCGCCCACCCTCTTACTCTACGATTGCCGCCGCACGCCTTGTCTTGCTCAAACATCTCCAGAATCGTACGGGCGCCGATTACAAACAGTGCCGTTCCTGACTCTGGATCGACATTCCACTTATTGTCGCTCCCCTCCCCGAGCCAATAGCTCGCATGCCAGATGTGCACTTTGTCACCCGATCTCCGCGCCGCTTGGACTTCGACAAGGTAGGGCTCATCATTCTCGTCCCTACAGGTATACGAGTGTAACACCGTCCATTCCGGCGGTATCTCTGCTATAGCTTGTGTTGGTGTTGTCGTTTTACTATCCATTCCTTACCTTCTTCCGGCGTGGGGTAGCTGTCGTGATGATTATTTTAACGTCAGGGCTTTCCATAAACCTCCACCGCTGGTTCTCCGCTTCCACTGTGGCCTGCCATCCACTCATAGTGCGGTACAACACGGTCCAGTAGTCCCCCTCTTCGGCAATGACATAATACCAGTCGTTCAGCTCACTCATCATCTTGAGTCAGTCATGCCTCCGTGCCACTGCTCCTTGGCTTGCAACACTCGATCCTGCCCCTGCTGCCCGGGACCCCGGCCCGGGCCG